GGGGAATTAGTCAATTTTAGTTTATCTAATAGAGATGGTGAATACCGATTAGCCCAAAAGGGATTCGGATTGAGTTCAGGAATCCTAAACATTTCATTTCACACCCTTCCCATTGTATTACTTGAAAATAATACCTCTATTAATTTTCATTGTACCATATTGACAAACAAAGTTAAATATGTATTGCAAATATATTTTTACAAAATAAAACAGTCGAAACTTTCAAAATTATCTACATATCAATTTATAGCATTTTTATCTCTAGCATAGGAATCCCTGTCTCATACGTAATATTATATTGGGTATTTCTGATCTCATAAATTATAGAGGGTATGGGTATGATTAAAAGCTTATTGTTCTTAAGCTCTCCAGAATACTGTTTATACGCAAAATCAAATAATTCTAAGAAGTCAGCATCCAGTCCATGATTAGAAGATTTGAAAATTTCACCATCAACTTCCTGCTCAGAAATGGGTTTAAAAATACATTGTTTTACATCACTACAAAACTTTTCTTTTTCAAGGAAATTGTCAAAGCTATCATTCGTTCCATGAAAAGATATTATGTGACATTGATTTTCAAACTGCCTATATAATGATGGCAAAAATAATATCTCTTGATGAATAATATTCTCCAACAGAGCCACCCGTGCGATTTTTGAGAGCCACTATGTGCATGAAATAGAGCCACAATGGCATCTGAGAACCACTGTTTGTACATCCCCCCGTATAATGAATTTATGCACTATTTTAGTGTAAATAAATTCAGGGGAGGTCATTAAATTGACCAATTATCGTGAAATCCTTCGGCTAAATAGCCAAGGAATCAGTCAACGCGGCATCGCATCGAGTTGTCAGTGCTCACGCAATACCGTTTCTGCAGTCATCAATCGTGCAGATGAAATCGGTATATCTTGGCCGTTTGAAAAGGAAATGTCAAATGGTGAGTTACAAACGCTCCTATTCCCAGAAAAGGATCTGCCTACAACTAGGAAAATCCCTGACTGCGAGTACATTCACAAAGAAATGGCAAAGAACGGTGTTACATTAAGCCTTCTATGGGATGAATATTGTCAGCAATGTCGCCAAATTAATGAAATTCCACTTATGTATAGCCAGTTCTGCCGATATTATCGCAAGTATGCTAATACTACAAAAGCTACTATGCACATAGGCAGTAAGCCTGGCGAAAAGCTTGAAGTCGATTGGGCAGGACAAACGGCTCAACTTGTTGATCGAGAGACCAGCGAGGTCATTCCTGTTTATGTATTTGTAGCAGCCCTATCCTGTAGCCAATATACATATGTAGAAGCATTTCTATCTCAAAATCAAGAATGTTGGATAGCAGCTCACGTAAATGCCTACAAGTTCTTTGGCGGCGTTACGCGAATACTTGTACCTGATAACTTGAAAACAGGAGTTGAAAAGGTATCATGGTATACACCAACAATCAACAAAACTTATCATGAAATGGCTGAACATTATGGAACAGCAGTCATACCAGCCCGTGTTAGAAAACCAAAGGATAAAGCTAGTGTTGAAGGTGCTGTAGGCATCATATCTACATGGATTATTGCTGCACTGAGAAATCAGAGATACTTTACGCTAAGAGAACTGAATGAAGCTATACACCATAAGCTAATCGGATTTAACAACAAACCTTTTCAGAAAAAAACAGGATGCAGGTTGAGTGTTTTTCTCGAGGAGGAGAAAAGCACTCTTATACCACTGCCTGCAACCCCATACGAATTAGCTTATTGGAAGACGGCTATCGTACAGTTCAATTATCACATATCTACCGAAAAAATTCACTATTCGGTGCCCTATGAGTATATAAAACACAAAGTAGATGTAAGGATCACACGAAATATCGTAGAAATATTTTACAATAACTACCGCATTGCCTCACATGTAAGGCTTTATGGGCGTGCTGGACAATACAGTACGATTCCGGAACACATGCCCGAAAATCATCAAAGCTACAACTCTTGGAATTCAGAACGTTTTACATCTTGGGCAAAAAATATAGGACCTAATACTGCTATAGTCGTTAAAGCTATTCTATCCTCACATAAAGTAGAACAGCAAGGATACAGATCTTGTATTGCACTATTAAAGCTGGCAGACAAGTATTCTGTCACTCGCGTAGAAGAAGCCTGTAAAAAAGCGCTATCTTACACTCCGCGTCCTAGTTATAAAAGCATTCAAACCATTCTTCAAACAGGACAGGACAAGCTGAAAGACAAAGAAAGCACTACACCAATCAGTAATGATAATACCATGCAGTTTGGTTTTACTAGAGGTGCTAGCTACTATGGAGGGAAGAATAATGGTTAATGAAACGACTATATCAAAGTTATATGAAATGCGTCTTACTGCAATGGCGGATTCTTACAGAGAGCAACTGAAAGATAACGCATTCAGCGAGTTAAGCTTTGAAGAACGCTTTGGCCTTGTCATAGATTTGGAATGGTCAAGACGTAAAAGCAATAAACTTACCAAATTAATCAAAAAAGCTGACTTTAGATTTAGTAATGCCTGTGTAGAAGATATCGAATATCATGCTGATAGAAAACTAGATAAAACTCTTATAACTCGGTTGTCAACTTGCAATTATATTCAAGAAAAGCATAATGTTATTGTTATGGGGGCATCAGGCAATGGTAAATCCTATATCGGTTGTGCTTTGGGAGTAACAGCTTGTCGCAATTACTTTACAGTTAAATATGTTCGTTTGCCTGAATTACTAGATGAATTAGCTATAGCAAGAGGTGAAGGTATATTTAAAAAGGTAATGAAACAATACAAAAGCGTAAGCCTACTAGTGCTTGATGAATGGCTACTTGTTCCTCTAAAAGGCACCGAAGCTCGTGATTTACTTGAAATCATTGAGTCCAGACATCAAAATGCTTCAACTATCTTTTGTTCTCAATTTGCGCCTGGTGGATGGCATGAAAAGATTGGTGAAGATACATTAGCAGACGCTATTCTTGACCGAATCGTTCATGACTCCTATACCATCCACATTGATGGCAGAATTTCAATGCGAGAACGCAGAGGATTACAAGATGCGAAGTAATTAGTATAATCACTGGGAGTCATCAATTGGTGGCTCCCGTAAATGAACATGGTGGTTTTATTTGATGCACAGGGTGGCTCCCGAAAAGTACACACATGGCTCATTTTGATGATAATATTCAATTAGCGTATCCCCTGCAATATGCACAAGTTTACTTTTTAATGAAATTGTTTCGGGTGATACATTAATTAAAGATATTAAATCAGCACTCGTTGCCCTTAATTGTATATCATTTGTATTTTGCACTATAGTTGTATTAGCAGTTTGTAAATCTGTAACAACACTTGCAATACTATTATTGGTAATTGTCAAATCTGCTAAATTTGCTTTAGTTGCAACTGTAGCACTTATACTATCTGTTTCTTGTTTTATTTCAGCAATAGCAGAATCCAAAGTGGCAATATCTATTGTATTTTGTGCTTTTATCAATGCTGTTTTTATATCAGCATCCATTTTATCCAAACTAATACTTTCAGCAGATAACAATGCAGGATTAATTGTTGATTGAATTACTTTTTGTATTTTTGTAGTTTTTTCACCTTCTCCAAAAATATCTACATATGAAATTTGAATATCAAAAATTCCACCTGTAGTTTTAAAAGTATAACTATTATTAGGACTAAAATAAACTTTATCCCCTGTTCCATCATTTATATGCACATTTATACCTACACAAAATGCAGGTAAGGAATCACACGTAATTATTACACCTTGAAATATATCTGCAATAGTAACGTTTGTAGGTGTTACAGGTGCAACCTTGTTATATTCTAAAATACAAGGACTTGAATAAAAATTATTTCTGTTATGTGCATATAAAAAAACCTTCCCAAATCGAGAAGGTGGTGTAAAGTAATTTTTATTATTTTGACTTTTTAGATATAATCCAATTTCATTACCTGCATTTTCGTCACTTCTTAATTCCCAAAAATCAACGTTTTCTTCTTGCACATTCCAATGCCATTCACATTTGTCTGTAATATTTACAAATAATCCACTTGGCGTTGATGGTGTTAATGTTTTACCTATAACTTTGTGTTCTATAACAGTTGCAGTATCAAAATCTTCTTTAATTCCATAACTATTAATAGCTACAATTTTTAATTTATAAGTAACTCCTTTTGTTAAATTCGAAACATAAACTCTATCTGCACCCTTATTTATTAATTTCCATATACTTGTATTAGTAGCAACAGCATTAAATTCTAAATTATTTAAAGAACTACCAAGCATAGAGATACTATTGTTTTCATCATAAATATAAACTTCTGCTTCTTTATAATTATATTCTTTTCCAACCCAAGATAATTCTAAAATATTTATTGTTCTTCCATAATCTGCTTCTTTAAAATATTCTTCTATACTTACATTTGCAACACTTACAACACTTGCAGGATTTGGTAATGAAGTTGTATAAACAGTTGGTGCAATACTACCTAATGTATCAGCATAAAGATTTTCATTATATTCATTCATTGTTAAAATAATAGTGTCATCTTGACTATTACTAATTGCCATTATTCTGCACTTAATGCCTTGAATTTGGCGTATAGGGTCATTGATTTCTACTACATCACCAATTGTTCTATTTATTGCACGTTTATTAGTTTTGTAGATGTATGTTGTTCTACAGGTTTGTGTTTGTTTTAAATAAAACAATGCTAATCTACTTGCTTGATTAAAATTAGTAACACCATACATTTCTACAATTTTTGAAATTGGACTTCTATTTTGAAAAGTTCCCCAAGTAGCAACAGCACCAACTTTTGCCCATTTATAAGCAGGGTCTAAATATGTTATTTGTACTTTTTCTAAAACATTATTAATATCTGCCCATTCAAGTTGTAAATCTTCATCTTTTTGAATGTCGAAAATTTGACTTACAATTGCAGGTTTATCTATTAAAATACCATGTTTACCATTGTTATAAGTCTTATACCCTTGGCAAACTATTAACATTTCATCTAGCCAATCCTGCTTACTTTTCTTTTCGTCGATTGCAAGATTTAATGTAAATCTTTTTTGTGTTGTACCATCTGCAAGAGCAATAAGTTCATCACAATATACAGCACTATCAATAAAACTTTGAATATCAATATCTTCAATTCGTGTTGCACAACCATTGTAGTGAATCATAAAATCTAAAATGCACCATGCAGGGTTATCGCTCCATGCGACTGTATAAGTTGAAGGATTTGTATATATTCTAACTAATCTACCTTTTACAACAGTTGTAACATTATAATTTCCATTTAATCTATCGTTAGCTGTTGCCGTAACAGCTAAATAAGCATCATATTTTAAACCACCTACAAGTTTTGCCTTATCGGTTTGTGTAGTACCTGTTACCCTCTTATCAATTTGCTGTACTCCATCACCAACATAAGTAGAATAATTAACATTACCTAAAGTGGTTATATCAATATCATTTAATCTAATATCTTCAAATCCACTAATCTTACCAAATCCAAAACCAATTAGCCGACTTTGTGTAGTACCTTCTGCACTTGCCCAAATATCATTTCCTGCCATTTTTACTTTTCCATAAACAAGTGGCATAACTAATGTATTATTAGCTTGTGTTTGCAATGCTCCAAAACTATAAGTTGGACTTTGTGACTGTGAACTTTTTTGTTTTGCTCCAAATAGTTTATTTGTAATTGCATTTAATGCATAAGAAGTTAGTAATTTTCCTATAAACGTTCCCAAAAACGGCACTAAAAAACCCACGTGAACACCCCCTTTATATGCTTTTCCATAAATGAAATATCACAAATTTCTGCTGTTCCATTGCCTATATTTAAACAATGGAATATTTTTTGATTGCCTAAGTAAATTGCTAGATGTAATGTTTTATAAATAGGCAATTGAATTGCAATCACATCACCTATTTGAATTTCATTTAAATTAACTTCATTCATACCTTCTGTTAGTAAACTAAAAACAAAATTGAAATGATTTTTAGCATTTATGTTTCTTTCTTTAAAATTAAATTTTGGTAAATCGGGAAACATTAAATAAAGAGGTAATGCACAACCTACTGCATTACCTCTTTCATCTTCCATTTCAAATTTAGTTCCAACATATTTTTTTAATTCTTCTACTTTATCTTCAATATTTATCATTTAATCACCATCTGTTCAGGAATTGAAGGATGCCCACCAAATCTTTCTATATTTCCTCTTTCTTCACAATTTTTTAATGTTCCATCACATTTAAAAAAACTAACGTTTGCACATTGGCAAAATTCATCTTTGAAAACATAAGGACAATGAACGTCATAAGTAAAATATGGCGTTTGTTGGTCAAAATTAATTCCTTCACGTTCTACAACAAATTGAAATTCGCCACTGTTCATTTTTAATTTATTAATTACACCTGTAAATAAATTTATTGAACCTTCTTCTAGGTTTTCAATAAATAATTCTTCAATCAAGCACCTTTTACCATTTAAATTACTTCCATTGTTTGCAACATACCCTGCCCAACTTAAATCTGAATTTCCAAAATTAATATCAACTTGTTCTTTGCTACCATCAGAATTTATTGTAATTTCTCCACGTTTTATTGAAGCAGGAATATATAAATTACCTTCAAAATTTAATTCTTCATCCCCAACAACAAACCTAAAAATATTATTATCCTTATCTTCTGTATATATAATAACTAATGTTCTTGTTGCTATTTCATTCTTTTTTGCTAAATTTTCTAAAACAGGACTTATATTTTTAGACATATCTTTCACCTACAATATAAAAAACCGCTTTTTCTCAAAGCGGTTTTTATCTTTATTTCAATTTTTAATTATTTCACCTGCACAAGTTTCAGGCTAAATGTTGCATAACCATTTTTATTTGTAACTTGCATATTAAAATCTAAAATATCTGTATCAAATCTAACTTTATACTGTTGCCCATCTCCACCCTTATCTATTTCCCAAGTAAAATAAAAAGCTTTACCTTTACCTTTTTGGGCAACAAAAAAAGCCTTTAAATTATTAAAAGCTTCAGGTGTTTTTTCAAATTGCAATGTCCAACTACTTAGCGGATTTGTCCACAAACTATTTCTTTGTTCATTTGCTGTATATTCATTTGTTAATTGCGTTTTAAATTGAATACTTGATTGATAAGCTGAATTATATTTAATATTAAATATATCCATTTTCCCACCTCTTTAAATAAAAAAAGCGTATATATTAAATACGCTTACACTTTATAAATTATGTTTTATGTCTTTTTACTTTATATTTTTTATTACATTACGAAAACCTGATTTATTTTGCATACTATTTACTATATGATTTTCTATCATTGGTAATTGTTGCTTAAACATTTCTTGACCTGTTGCAGGGTCAAAGGATTGGAAATTAGGTGAAATAGTTACATAAACATTTGTATCTCCCGTACTTGCAACTGTATTATTATTGTTTGCATAAGGTGTAATATTACCATTTGCAATATCTCGTATAACATTTGCATAAGGTGCTGATAATACCATTTCCTTTTTATGCAAAACGGCTTTTGCACCATCGTGCGGTACTTCATCCCAACCACCAGCAGCACTAAATAATGAACCACCTGCACTTGCAAGTGCATTATCATTATCACTTGAACCTGTACCAAATCCAAAAACCATTTTAAATATATTACTTTCTGCCTCTATCCTAAATGTTTGGGCAATTATAAAATTTACAAAATCTCGCCATTGGTCTTTTAATATATCTTGTTCTGTTTTAGTGCCTAAAATCAAATCACTAAACATATCATTCCAACTATCAACATTTTTTTGCTTTAACTCTGCAAGATTTTCCGCTAATGCATTTTCATTAGCAAGATTTTTAGCATTAAATTCTTGTTGCAATGCTTCTTTAGTTTGTAATGTTCTTCTATATTCATCTGTATCTTTCTTGTTATTCTTTTCCATTAATTTCAAATGAATATAGAAGAAC